CTTGTACTGTGTTTAAAAACTCTAACATATTATAAAATATTTGAGTGACAAAAACGATAGTTTGGTATGTATTAAAAAATATTAAATACATGCAACTTTTTGATACTTACGAACCTTCTTGGGTCTAAGTCGGTTTCGGAAGCGATAGTAATTCTTCAATAATGCATCTGAAGATATAGACTTCAATTGATAGCTACGAATGAAGTCATAGATAACATCGAGGTTTCTCTTCTGTCGACCGAACTCTTCATTCTCCAATAGAACACGATGGAGTTCGAAATTGAACATCCTTCGTATCTGAGCTTCTATTTCCTTAGCTGCTGCTGGAGATAGGTAATTGTAATAAGCAGGATCTTTCCAAGGGCTTGCGATAGCACCAGCCTTGCGCTGTGGTAAGTGAATACGGAGGTTGCCATTTACGACATCAGGTTGATTGCTGCGTTGCTTTGTCATATTCTCCCATACGCAGAAGTATAGGTCTGTGGTGCTTGGAATCTTGACACCACCAGTGGTGGTATCTTTACAATATTTTGCACTTATATATTCTGCAAGGTACTCCTCAATTTGAATTGTGACAACTCGTTTCGCAGTCCATTTTTTTTTCTCCATATCCTTTTTTAGTTTTTAGTCTTCCTACCGTCCTACATTCCTACAAAATTAGACTTAATTAACGCAAAGTTACACATTATCAATGAGATAACAAAAATTTATCACTCAAAAGTTTTATTATTTCACTCTCTTTTTTCGTCCTACAATCCTACAAAAATACATATTTTGTAGGAAGACGAATCCGAAATAGAAAAAAACACGAAAAATCCTATTTCCTACAACATCCTACAATCCTACAAATAAACAATTAAATCCTATTTCCTGTAATAATAATATAACTATTTGATTTATAGGTATATATGTATATTATAGGTTTGAAAAGAAAAACAATTTGTAGGATTGTAGGATTGTAGGACGGTGTTTTTCTGAAAATTTATTTTCAAAAGTCACGTTTTCAAGGTTTTTTCTGAAAATTGGGGGGTACGGGGGATTTTTCGCCACCTTCAGTAATAAAGAATGTGATATGGATATGATACGGTATTGATATGATATGTGATATAGATAGAAAAAATGAGCCGTGCCTATTCATCCGAACTGGCACGGCTCTAAAGGAATTTGATACTTTCATTAAAAAGGTTCATCACTTCCGTCTGACGGCTCAAAAGGCAATTCTTGCGGAAGAGTTTTCTTTGGTGGTTCTTCAGTTGTGTTAGTTACCTTAGTTTCGACTGGTTTGCTTTCTTTATTACTGTCGTCAGCATAGTCTCTTCTAAAGTCTATATTGTATGACTCGACAAACTTGTCGTAATCTATAATGATAGCACTTGTAGATGTGCTCTTCTGCTTACGCAGCTTAACCATACTTCCATCACGAAGGTCTGCGTCGTCGACCGTCTCCTCCCATATGAATCTTCTTGAAGATACTGTGCCGACGTATGAAGAATGACTGCGCAGGTTTTGTTCTATTGTTGACAGCGTGCTGTTCTCATTGTTATATCCGCTTCTATCGAAGATACTGAAGACTGCACTCAAGCGTAAGAACATAATATTCGCACCTGCTTCAAAGGTAAAGGTTTTAGCGTCTCCACGTGAATCTTTACCTGTAACCTTCTTGGGTTGCTCGATAAGAAATTCACGTCCTTCTATGATTTGTCTCGTGTCAATCATATTGTTGACAGCTGTGAAGAACATCGCCAGCTTATCAGTACTACGAATAAGTGACAACTGAAATTGCACCTTCTCTTGTACAATCTTGAAGAACTCATCGTAGGTGAATGGTAGGCGAAGGTTAGAATATCGCTCTATCAATTTCACTGTTCCCAAGAAGAGTGACGCTGTTTTCATTAAGCGGTCCATCTCACCAGAGTTGATGATGTCTTGCTTCAGCTCGTTATAAGCTTCTTGCTTTAGGCTTCTGAAATGGTCCATGAACATAGGGCGCAGCTCAAGTATCTGAAGAAGCACGTTTGAAAGACCTATTTTGTTTGGGTCTTCAATAGTCTTTAGTTCCTCGAAGAGGCGCACTTCTTCTGGTGTGCGGTTTCGAGGCTTTGGAACCTCGCAGACAATCACACGACTCATAAGTGCGTTGTCATCACGCTGTGGTGTCTCTTGACCGCAGATGATTACAGGGGCAAACACCTTATCGTTTTCAATCTCTCGTCCAGAGGTTCCTTTTCTCTTTTGCTTACCGTCACCGTCATATACGATACCTTTCAGAGCTTGGAACTTGGTATCGCTGATATCCTTGTTGTTGTATTCATCCAAGACTACAGGAACATCCTTGAATGTACCCATGATGGTAGACATCGCTGCGTCGGTACCAGTATTAAGATTGAAGATAGGTATATTAGGAGAAATGAATAGCGACCGAATTGATATCGCTATCTGTGTCTTACCTGACGACATTGGACCCATAAAGAAGGGAGCGGTGAAAAGTCTATCGATGCAGTGGATGTTGCTTCTGAAGGCGCACATAATTGCGAAAACTAAAGCCCACTTACCATTGTCGTTAATCTTATATACCTGGTCCATTAACGAAGCCCACTTTTCGAAGCTGACCTTCTTCTCAGCTGGGACCTCCTTGTATACAAGCTGACTGATGAGCTCGTACTTATCTGATTGCTTACCGCTTCCTGCGTAGATGGTAGAGAAAGCAGGGAGGTAGTAGTTGTTCTTGTTATGGGTAACCACACCCAGTTCGTTAACAGGGTCGAACACCCACTGTCCGTCAACGTTGTGAAAGATACCATTGGCAAAGGCAAAGAACTGTTCATCTGTCTTTCGACTCATACCTTCGCTCTGCTGATTACCGTAGGTCTTCACCTCCGAACACATTACGAAGTGGCGACTCATATATGTTTTGATAGCCTTCCATTGCCACTCTTCACCATTGAAGTTCACAGCTTCGTAGTTGATTAATACCTCCTCGATAGAAGACATTTTCAGCATAGCTTTAGAAGGTATTTCTATATATATAGGTGTCTCGTAATATCTACGATTGATACGCAGCACACGCTTGTTCTGTTCGAAATCATCAGAGAAGATGTGGAGTAGTGGTGTCATAAAGAAGTCCGCAACTTGTGTCATGCCGTTACCATTCTTGTTGCGAAACATGTAGCACACTGGCTCGCTCTTCTTATTGAGGCGTGGATAATATCCACTCTCTTTCCACATTCTTCTGTACTCTTCATTTTCTTGTACATATTCTGGTGGTTCGTTCACATCAAATTCTTCATCGTCGAGGTTGTCAGCTTGCATACTCACCTTCATTGCTGACTTACGCTTGAGAACGAATGGCTTTCTTATCTCGTCAAACTGACCCTTAGTTAGCTTGAGCAAAGAACAGTAATGATTTCTGTTTATGGTTATAACAGTATCGTCCGCGTAGGACGTTAGTTCGATACAACGTGAAACAAGAGGAACTCGGTCTCCATTGAAATTTTCGAAGAACTTACCGTGCAATGCTATGTAATAGTCAAGGAAAGAACCTGTACTATCACTGAAGGTAATATCTATCCTAATACCTGCACGAAACATCTCTGTGAGAGTATGCAAGTAATTATTTTCATCTCCATCATCTGTAATGCTGCAACCTGTCTCAGAAGTAACAAAATAACAATAGACTCTTCGTAACTCTTGAATGTCGTTAGTTGATGGTCGACCTGACACAAATACGATAGGTTCTTCTCCATATCCATCGAGGAAGTCTTGCATTACAGAGGTGATGATTGCAGGACGGTCGCTTTCAATATTCTCCTTTAGCGCATCGATTCCGAAGATACCAGCCTGTGTATTTGTATTAGCGACAGATTCTTTTAGTTGAGTACGAATACTTCGCACCTTATTATCGATGAGTCCGATTTTACTTCGGAAATCTTCTGCAATTGATTTAATGTACTCCAAACGCAGAACAGAGTCTTGCACACAGGCTACGAGGGAACAGATGGAGTTTAAGCAGTCTGTTATAACAGTTTCATCCTTGCAGCCTCGTGGAAGGAGCATGCGCTTGAATGCCTTTGGGAAGGGTTCTGTTAGGTCCTTCAGCTTCTTACTTGTAAGGCTGCCGTTTGCTTTGGCGAACTCGTCTGGGTCCATACCTTTTTCAAGACGGATGCAGCGTACCTTTGCTCCAGCCTTTAAAAGCAACTCACAGTTCTTTAACGACGCCTTAACACCAGCAGGGTCAGCATCGTAAATCATGATTATGTCATCTGTGAAGCGAAGTAGTAATTTCACTTGATCTTCAGTGAATGCAGTGCCACTTCCACCTATAACATTCTCGACACCTACCTTATGCAGAGACATGACGTCAAACTGACCTTCGACAAGATAAGCGAACCCTGTCTTACCTATACTCTTGCGTGCCTGGTATAATCCGAATATGTGTTTACCTTTCGTAAACAGAGGCGTTTCGCCTGTGTTTACATATTTACCAGTCTTATCGTTTGGAGTCACGATTCGACCAGAGAATCCTATGATATGACCTTGCATGTCGTAGAAAGGAAACATTAAGCGGT